ATATCAGCTGCTGATCCTTGTATTAATCTATTTAATGCTTTGTATGTTCCAGCTCTTTTAATTCCAGGACCATATTCTTTTATTGCTTCAGCATGAGGTTTTGGAAATCCTGTTCCCCATGTCATTGGTTCCCAAAGATCAAAATGACAAAGTCTTCCACCTAAAGTTCTAATTTTTCCAGATTCATCTGCTCTTCTTGAAACTGCTTGCATTAACTGTTTAATAAATGGAGCTTTTGTATGATACTGTGCAATTAATTTTTCTGCTGCTTCTTTCATTAAACCTAATTCAGCCATTAATTTATTTTTACCCATACCATACATCAATCCAAGATTAATTGTTTTAGCTTGAGATCTTTCAATACCAGCCATCTTTGCAACTGCTGCATGAAAATCAGCTTCACCTGATTCATATGCTTGTGCAATTTCATTAATACCATCTAATCTTTGAAGTTTAGCATAATGAATTAAAATTCTTGGTTCTTGTTGTGAATAGTCAAATACTCCCCACTTGTGATTTTCTTCTGGAATAAATAAAGATCTAATTAAAGGACCAAGTTCTTTATGTCTTACTGGTATCTGTTGTAAGTTAGGATTAGACATTGAGAATCTTCCTGTAACAGTTCCACCATCATCAGATCTAATTTGATTTATATCTGCATGTATTCTTCCTTTATGAGAATGTTTTACAATTGTATCTATAAAAGTTGTATGTGCTTTATTTATTTCTCTTGCGTAAGAAATTCCTTGTGCAATTTCATTAGGATGATTTGATAAAAAGTTTTTTGTAAAGCTTGGAGCATTTGTTTTTTCTGTTCTATCATATGGTAGCTTTAGAGCATCAAACACTTTTGCAATAGAGGCTGCTGCCCATAATTCTACAGAAACTCCAGTTAAGTCCTTGATTTTATTAAGTATTTTATTTTCCTTATCTATCAATTGTTTTTTAATTTTATCTGCTTTTTCAACATCAACTCTTACACCTTTGAATCTCATGTCAACAAGACATGGAAATAATCTTGTTTCTGTATCAAATATAGTCCAAAGATCTTGATCAGATAATTCTACTTTCATTCTATGCCAAAGTTTTAAAGTTGATTCAGCGTCTCTTTCTGCATACTGACCAACAAACATAGATGGAAGTTTCCACATATCTTTCTTGGCATCAATTCCATATTCTCTTGCAGCTGCTTGTAATACTGCTTCATCTTTACCTATTCCTGCATACTCTCTAGCTAAATCATTTAATCTAAAACTCCATCTGTTTTCATTTACTAATGATGCAGCAATCATTGTATCTACAACTTTAGCTGGAGGAGTTATACCTGATGATCTTAACCAACAAATATCATACATCGCATTATGAAATATAAATGTAGAATCTTGTTTAAATAAATCTTGTAACCAATTTAAAACTAATTTTTTATCCATATTACCACCACCTTCGTGTGCTATTGGATAATATCCTGACCATCCTTCTACTGCTATTGCAATACCAACAATTCTTCCACGACCAATCACGTTCCCCGATCCAAGTTCCGTTAAGTCAGGATCACAGGTCTCTAAATCCACTGCTATTTCTTTATGACCGCGAAGATCTTTTAATTCCTCTGGAACCACCCATTCTGTTTGAGGCGTAAATAATATTTGTTGGAATGTTCGTATCATTTATAATCTCTTTCTACTATCATTTCTAAATAATGAATTGCTTTTAATATATCTTCCTTTTTACCTTTTAATCTATGTCTACAGATATATTTAATTGCATTACCTTCAGCGAACGGTAAATTGTTTTCGTTAATAAAAACAGATGGCTGTATTTTCATAGTTTTATAATGTTTACCACCTACTTGTTTAAAAAATGTTTTGTTCGTCATATTATGTATGCTTTGTTGAAATCTCGAGGATCTACAATATGCAATTCTTTTTTAGCTCTTGTAAAAGCTGTATAGAATAACCTATGTAAATCATCTGGATCTATATCTCCTTGTTTAATTGCAGCTGCTGTAAGATCTAAAAGAACTAAAACTTTTTCACGTTCACCACCTTTGGCGCCGTGAATTGTAGACATGAGTATTCGTGGAGTTTTATTTATCTTCTCACCATTAGCTCTCATATTACGAATATAGTTTTCTGTAATCGTATCAACACCTTCAAATGATTCATACCATACTTTATCAGTAAGTAAACCATGATTTTTCATACAGTCATTAATTAAATACTTTTCCTCTGCTTTTAATGTTTTAGCATCTCTATAGCCAGGAGTTACATTGGCTCCTAAATATTTGTATATATTCTTTATTTGTAAATAATTTAACGATTGACCATTTCTAAAATCTTCCCAATTATTCAATGCTAATAGTAATTCTAATGATAATGAATTAACTCCTTTGTATTGATAATACCATCCTTGCAATTCACACAATTCTTTAACATCATTTAAAAAATGATTAGCTGAAGCAAGTACTAACCATTCTCCTTGTGACATATCTACTTGCGTAATGTCAGTATAATATCTTAATAAACCTGTTTCTTGGCGTGGATTATAGGTTTTTTGATATCTATTATTAACTTTAGATATAATTTTTTGAGATAATTCGTGTATAGGACCTCCAGGAATACGATAAGATTGCTTAAGCGTCTGGATCTCATCCACTTCATCTTTTAGCGCTATAAAATGATCTATATCAGCTCCAGCCCATCTAAATATAGCTTGATCATCATCACCTGCAACATAAGTTTTTTCTGACTTATTCCATATAGATCTAACCATTTCCCATTGTAAATGAGACAAGTCTTGAGCTTCATCTATAAATAATACTTTGAATTTAGGTGATTTGTCTTGTTCAATAAAGTCTTCTAATAAATCTGTAAAATCTTTTAAACCTTTTTCTTTTTTATATCTCTTTAATTCTTGATCTAATAAAAATAATGTATCTCTTTCTATATCTAATAGATTTCTTCTTGAATCATAACACTCCATTAAATCCATTTTTTTAACCCTAGCTGTATTAATGATTGTTAAATATTCATTATCTGAATTAAAAATACCTTCTTCTTCTGAATAAGATGCTGTTTTTATTGGTATATTACATCTAATTCCAAACTCTCTGTAATCTTCTTTGCTCATCATTTTATCTTTAGTTATACCTAAAGTTCTAAATGCAAATGAATGTAAAGTTCTAAAATAAATTAAATCATGATCTGTACTTAATCCAAATTTTAATGATGCTCTTGTTGCTGCTTCTAATGCAGCTTTTTTTGTAAAAGAAAAATAACCTATTTCTTTTGGTCTAACACCTTGTTTTATAAATTCATCTACTAAATTTAATAAGGTTGTTGTCTTTCCTGTTCCTGGTGGACCTAATATTATTGTCTTCATATTTCTTCAGCCTCCTTTCTAATATTTCTTTTTGCAATTTTACTTTTTCATATTGTTCTTTTAATAATCTATATTTTAAAAACCAATTAATTCCTATCATTAGAAATGTTGTTCTTGATATTTAATTTGAGATATAGATGCATCTAATTTTTTCATAGTTTTAATTTTAACTAATCTTGGTTCTTGACCTTTAATTTTCATTCTAACTTCGGATACAAATATTTCTTTTAATTGTTTTATTAAATTACCTGTCTTACCTTTATCCATTTCCCAATGATTCTTTTTACAAAAATTAAAAAAGTCATCCATTCTAAAATATGTAAATTCTCTTTTATCATCTGTATATGGAAGTTTATTAAATATATCATCCATTGTTCTTGCATTCTGTCTATTCGTGGTCCAATCTTGTAATAAAGCTATAATTTGATTTATTGGATCTAAAGATTCTAATGGTTTAACAGTTTCTAATTTATCCATTAGTGGTTTTAAATAAAATTCTCTCCAATCCTTTTCTTTTAATTTAGGAACTAATAAATCTGCTTTCTCTAACATAGCTAAAGAAAACAATGCAGGACTTGCTAATTGTTCTGCTTTTAATTCAATTCTTTTTTGTGTTTCTCCTTCACCTATACTTAAAAAATATTGTGGTGGATTAGAATCATATTTAATTAAATTACCTAATACTGGCATTGATTCTTCATCTCCACCTCCTACACCAAATTTTTTCGTTCTACATAACGAAGAATTACAAATATCTACAATCGGAGGAAGTTTACATCTATACTTATCATAACCTCTTTTACCAATTGATTTTAAAAGTTGTTGTACTTCACCGTTGTTTAATGGTGGGTTCATGTATTTTAAGTTAGCTGCAACGACTTTATCTTGCCAAGAATCTGGATCTGATTGTTTAAAATATATGGCAATATTAAACAATGCATTGTTTCTAGATCCTTCGCCAAAGCCGTCGCGAGCTAATCTATTTAAACATGGAGGCCCATCTTTAAATATCTCTTCTATCTTTTCTTCTTTGATTTCAATTTTTTCAACTTCTTCTTTGCTGCACGCATAAACATCATAGAGTTTAAAAAATTCCTCAAGTGACAAAGCGGAGCCATTATCGTCGAACGCATATCTCAATCCTTTCATTTCATTGTGGTAGGGAAGATTTAAAAAATTACCTGTGTCCCCACGTTCCACAAGTATTTCAGTTTGTTTAGGAAATATTTCAACACCTTGAAATCCTAATGCATCTGAAATCTTTTTTAATGTAGTTTGCATCAATGATGCAGGAATAAATTCTTTAGTAAATAAAAATAAATGTAAACCACCAGACTTTGATCTGAATGGAATGATTGGTAATTTTTTGTCTCTTATATCTTTTATTATTTTTTTATGATCCAAATCATAACGATCAATGTCAATACAGCCCCATTTACAGGTGTTGCTCCCAGTAATTGGAATAATCCCCAAAGCAGGATCGACACCAGCAAGGTGATCACTCCATAACTTATCATTAACCTTCTCTCTAACAATAGTTGCTTTTCCCTTCTGCTTACCATTTGTTCCACGGTCTCCTTTGGCATATAGTCCATATGCTATTTCTGATCCTTTAAATATTTCTTTAAATTTTTCTAGCATATCCTTCTTTCTCTTTCAATGGCCCCTTTCGGGGCCACTGTTTGTTTAAAACGGCACGTTGTCGTTTACTCTCTCCTCTACATCAGCTTTTGTTTGCACCGATCCTTTTTTAACATCACCAGAAAAGCTTTTTGCACTTAAGTACAAAGCTTTATCTTTTGTGTCTAGAATTCGATCTTGTGTTACAACCCAACCGTACCAACTACCTTTATCATTTTTTTGTAGGTTAGATGATAAGTTGTATACAACACCATGCATTGGAGGAACTGCAAATCCACCTTTACCGTCAGAGATCTGAACAGTTTTCATCATTGCGTTCCACTTCTTGCTTACATTTAGCTGCGTTGACTTCATGGTAATTAAAGCTGGAGTATAACCACCTGCTTTAGTTTCTACCATTACATAGTAAGAAGCAGTTTCTTCTAAATAATTACCGTTAGGTAATCTAATTTTAGATCCTTCTCTCTTACCTGTAGCTATCACTGGACTGTTAGGTGCAT